GAAATTTCCTTAAAAGAAGTATCATTAATATCTTTGCGTTTCTCTACTTCAATACAAAGAACTTCTTTTGTTGCTGGTTGATTGTATTCTTCAATGAAAGAGAGGATTTCCTCAAAGACAATCCTTTGATTACTATCTTCAAAGTATTCAGATTTGATGAATGGTATTACTTTGCGGACATAATCCTCATTATGCAACAGGTTTCTAAGAATTAGAAACTCAACTTTCTCCATAACTAAATTCCTTACGTGCGATTTCGTCCAGTTGTTGCATTACTTCTTCAGTGAAGTACAGTTCAGGTTCTTTTAGAATCTGTTTGGCATAGATTTTCTTACCATCAATCTCATAACGACCTGCGACATTCTTCCACAGACCACCAATTTCACCAAGTTCAAGCAATCCGTAATAACGATCAAGACCTCGTTCATCATAATACAAACGAATCTCAACGTCCTTATTCTCTTTACTTAAACGTGATTTAGCAGTCTTAGCTTTGATAATATTGCCGACCACTTCCGTTCCATCCTTCTCTTTCTTTTTGCTGAGATAAATGATCGTACTTGCTGCGTATTTGAGTCCAGAACCTCCACCCATTTCTTTCGTTGGTACGTAAGCTCCGATGACATCGTATGTGTGATTTGTGACAAGAAGTGGAACATTTGCTTGACCTAGTTTAAGTGTGAGCATTCGGAAAGCACCTTTGACAAGTTGTGATTTAGTCATATCACGAACTTGCTTATCATTCAGTGCATCGGTAATTTCTTTCTCGGTGGAAAGCATACCAAGAGAGTCTAGCACAAACATACAAGGTTTGCGTTCTCCTTCAGGTTTTTTTAAGTATAGGTCTACGGCTTTGAGTGCCTTTCCACGAAACTCTTCAATAGTAACAACGTTAACAACAACCAGACGATAAGTATCAATTCCACGGGATTCTACAAGTGATTTAGTAATAGCAGCCTCAGTATCAAAGTAGAGGCAATAAGCATCGGGGTTAGAATCAAGGAAATTCTTAACCACAGCGAGAGAGAAGAAAGTCTTTCCAGTAGAAGACTCTCCAGCAATAGCAGTAATCTTGTTCCCAGATACACCACCAAATATGCTACCTGAAACCAGTGCATTAAAAATGTACGAACCCGTGTCAACATACTTTTCAGTTTCATCAATGTCAGATGCTAATTGGGTATATTCCCCCCCAATTTCTTTTACAATATCTTTAAGGAAGTCCATTAGTTAAAAAATGAATCAAGGTTTACAGTTTTTTCCACACTCCATCCGATAGAATCAAGAATGACTTTCATAGGTTCAAGAAATGCTTTCTCAAATTGTAAATCGTAGTCTATGTATTTGTCAATCCCGAGTTCCATAGGAAAATCTTGGATATATGAGATTACATTCTCATGAATAGAGTTTGGTTTTTTGAGGTAGCAGAACTTAATCTTCTCTCCATTTTGAATCAAGGAGTACTTGTTTGTTAGATTTGCCTGCTTGATATAGTGATTAAACAGAAGTGCTCCACGAATATGAATCGGAGTTCCTTTTTCGTAGATTGAAGAACTGGACCTATACTTATTTACATCAGAAGCAGAACGTGGAAAGGAAACTTGTTCTGGTGGAAGTTTTTTAAACTCATTCCTACTCTTTTCAATAAAGTCAATCACGTCATCTTCACTTCCACTCATCATAAGTTTGAGAGCATCCTTAATCATCTTGCGGCACGGTGCTGGTGTAGATGATTTAACTGCCTCAATGCCCATGATCTTCAGTTTAGGTTCAGAATATCGAACACCTTCACTGTCCCATACATTAAGAATATACCGTTTCTTAGCAGTCCAAATACCACGATCAGCAATGTTCTCACGTTTCATAAACATCTTCTGATCATATGCATTCACATAGTCAGCCAGTTCTTGGTAAGAACTTTCAATATACTTTTCAAGTTCCATTTGACAGATCTTATCAAGGAACGAAACAATGCTTTCAGTAGTTTTCTCTCTTCCTTTGTATACACGTTCAACCAAAGGACCCATATTAAGATAGATAGAGTCAGTATCTGAAGCAATAACATAATCTTCTCCTTCTGTCTTTAGAATCTTATTCAGATAGGCATTCATTTTTCCTTCGATCCATCGGATGGCAACCTGTCCACTAAGAGTAATGGCTTCCGCATTCTCAAGTTTATAGTAACGAAAGTACTGATTTCCAATGGCCCCATAGGCAGAGTTAAGTGAAATTTTCTTTGCCATTTGGATATTATTACACCTAGAGATTTCTTTCTCCAGTTCTTTGGTAGGAGTCTTTTCATATTCTTTCTTGGCGGCAATCATCTTCTTTTTGAAGATAACACGTTCGTTATACATCTTCTCCATTAATTCTGGCAGCATCCCACGAAAATCCTTTCGGAACATGGCACCATTTGCACACACAGAATAATCCTTATACAACTCAAAACTTATCTGTTGGTTGAGGATTTTATCCACAGAAGCAGTTGGATGCCTTTCATCCATCAGAGTTTCTGGAGAGATGTTATACATCATAATCAGGTGAGGATATAGAGAGTTAAGGTCAAAGTTAACGACCCAATCATACACTCCTGGTTTTGGTTCTTTTACATAAGCACCAGCATACTTTGCATCCTTAGCACTATTTTCTTTAGGAGGAATGACAATATTACGTTTCTTAAGGTAGTTGTAGATAATGTTATCCCACATCCTCACCTGAAAGAACACATCAGCATAGTTTACTTTAGCATCATATGCCATAGTAATCGCAAGTTCGATCAATTTCATCTTGTCTTCCAAACGGTCAACAAGTTCTACGTCAACGATGTTGTACTCTACAAACTTTTGCCAGTTCTTAGTATAGAAATCTTTAAACGTATCAAACTCGGAGTGATCAAGTTTTTTCTGACCAAGTTCAACCTCAGCAATATAATCAAGACGATAAGATTCCTGTGCTTTATAGGTAAACTTCTTATAAAGATCAAGATAATCTAGTTGAGTAATACCACCAACATCATAAGAAATCTGCTTTCGACCCATCACAACAACTTCCCTTTCAGTCACAAGACCCCAAGGTGAAAATGTTTTCATCATCTTTTCACCAAGAACTCGATTGAGACGACGACAAATATAGGGAATATCGTAGAATTGAATGTTCCACCCAGTGATCACTTCTGGAATATTTTTTGTCCAGTAGTCAAGAAAGTTTTGAAGAAGTTGATACTCAGAACCACACTCAATATACCTAACATTGGATTGAGTATTATTAAAAGGTTTAATTCCCCATGTAATAATTTTCTTAGTAGCATAATCCTGAATAGTAATCGTCAGGATTTCTTCGGAAGCAGATTCTGTATCAGGAAATCCATTCTCAGAAGCTACCTCAATATCAAGAGTTGTGAGTTTGATTTTAGTAATATCAAACTTAATTTCATTTTCAGGATACTTCTCGGAAATATATTGAAAGACATACCGATCATTTCCGTAGATCTTAAATCCATCTACGTTTTCGTACTTTTTGTAGAACTCTCGACAGTCTCGAACAGAACCAGGAACAATCGGTTCTACATTCTCACCATCAAGAGTCTTGTATTTTGATTCTTTTTTGCTAGGAACAAAGAGAGTTGGTGAAAACTCTTCTTTGAACATTACATGTTTACCATTATCATAACCACGAACGAGAAACTGGTTCCCGATCATTTGCACATTGGTATAAAATCTCATTTAATCAAGTTCTGGTATTTTTCAAGTAGTGTTGGTTTGGGATCTGCAATCGTCAGAATCTTATCCGAGTGTATCATAAAAGTGTTTTGAGAAGAAACACCAACTAACCACGGAGATAAAGTCTCCTCTTTTTCATTTAAAACGAATGGTTCTAATAATTTACAATCTGGTTCTCCAAGTTCTGATGGAACTTCTTCTATTTGTGAAATTAATATTTGACTGTTCAATAATACAATGACTTTTACGTTCATGATACTCCTATTCCTATAACCACTATACCAATAAAAAGAGGGGAAGTCAACTGGATTTTGCCAGTCGTTCCCCTGCGCCGACGATATTCAATTCTATTTATTCTCCACCACCACCATCTCCACCATTACCGTTTCCCCCAGCACTTGATGATGATCTCTTAGGAACTGCCTTTCCTTTTGGAATTTGTCTTTGTTTTCCTCCAGAATAAACAGTGTGGGGAACTGCGTTTTTATACGCTATTGTTTTGAATTCATCGAATGATTTCATTTTTTATTTTTATTTAGATATAATCCTTACGAACATGGTGTTCTGGTACGATTTTTTTCAGTTCAATTCTGAGGAGTCCATCTTCAAATGTGACATTGGAAACTTCTGTGTCGTCTGATAAAGTCCAGGCTCGTTTAAAACTTCTTTGAGCCAAACCTTTGTGGATAAACGTCCTATCCGATTCT